CACTTGAAGCAGAAAGCATGGCGAATGGTACACTGGTAGTAAACTGCGCTGAAGTATCCTGTGGCTTCTGTCCGATTTGTCTTGAAGCAGCCTGAAGATTCTGAGCATTTACCTGTGCCGGTGTGAATGTGAAATAACTGTCATTGATTACATCCCTGTTATCTGAAGATACTATCTTGTCAATAACGGTGTTTATTTGTGCCTCGGCTGTAAGTTGTTTTAATGACTTGCCAAGTGTTGTAGAAATTGTTCCGAATACCATATCAATAACATTGTTCACAAGATTTTCCGTATTGAAAAGAGTGATGCTGTCGATATAATCGTTGTTTAAATCAGTAAGTGTTTTGCTATCGTAAGTTGGATGCGCTTTTATTGTAAGTGTATTGTTAGGATTTACGTTTGAAATATCCTGAGCATCGAATCTTACGGTTATGATATCAGCACCGGCTGTTGTATGTCCCCAGCTCTGAATGGTACCATTGTTTTGAATTGTTTGGTAAAGGAATGTATTAAAGTCTGAGCTATCCAGCAGGTTTGTGGTTAGGTCATTGTAAAGCATCTTACCGCCAGTTGACCTTGGGTCAACCAGCATAAGATTTGTAAAGTCTACCTTTGGAACCTGCACCTTGATGCCGGGGCCACTTGATTTGATGAATGATGGAAGTGATGGGTTAACACCGCAACTAACGATTGATTTCAATTCAAGTTTAAGGCTATTTTTGATTTCTCTTTCGATGTCTTTCAGAGAGTAAACAAGTGTTGTAACCACGGTTTCCTGAAGGGCATCATATCCAATCAGGGCCTTGATAAGGTCACAAAGGAATGCGATGCTATCACCGTTGTTATTGATGGATGGAAACGACGAGCTTGTCTTTAAGGAAGGAAGTCCTTCGGTTAAAGTTCTGAACGCTGCGATGTCTCCAAACACCTTTTGTTTTTGTGATAGTATTGACATAATTAACCAAGGTCAGTATCTTCGTTTTCCTTATTTTTCTTAAGCATAGCTCTCACGGTACTGAAGTCATCCAAGGTTGCCTGTCCATTACTGGTTTGCGTTACGGCTTCTTCAACGTTGCCTCTGTTCTTGATGATGTCGCTCTGAAGCTTTGCGATTTCCAACTTGATACGGATGGCAGAATCCTTCACTTTAAGAAGGTTGCTTTTTTCCCTAACAATGATGGCGATATCACTTACTTCTTCGACATTCGCCGGAGTTGCAGTTGATAACTCGTTTATAGTTCTTTGAGTATCATTTATTTGTAAACATGCGTCATTGTAGGTTTCTTGCATAAGACCTTGAAGACTTTCAGAGTCGTTTACCTTTACCTCTTGTTTCTTTTTACGTGGCACGATTTTTAAATTTAATTTAAAATATTATTTGATTTGTTCAGATTACCTAAATAACTAATACCATTAATTTCCCGTGTAGTTTTCCAAAGAGGTTGTAAATTACTCAATGAATTTATCACATTCACGGGTGTTGATATGTCGAACTTGGATATTGGTATGATATGGTCAATATGCCACTCACCATAATTTTTCCAAGACATTCCTTCGGTAAATAATGATTCCAAATGTAGTTTTAAATCAATCGCAGTGTATCCTAATAGTTCAATTGTTGTCCCTTCTTTCTTTTTTCCAATTCTTTTTAAAGTATTATTCAGGAGTAATCGCCATTTCAGTGATAAAGAATTTTTATTATACACCTTGCGATATTTTCGTCTATTCTCCTTTTTTTCTAAAAGATGTTTATTTTTCAAATACCACCCTCTTCTATTAGCTGAGCCGGTGATACTCTTAGCATAATTTATTTGATAAACACTCCTTTTAGTTTTATTCTTTTGACGATACCTTTCCTGATATTCTTTTACCTCTGGATTAATTTTCTGATAATCAACATGATATGCTCTGGTACATTCTTTACAAGAATTTCTGTATCCGCCAACACAAGCTTTACACTTGGTGAAATCGGAAATAGTCTTAGTTAGACCACATTTTTTACAAATTTTCTCTGTTTCCATCGCAATTTAGTTACATATAAATATCCAGAAAAGGCTTTTTATACGTCAAATTACAAATCATGACGCTTCAGAAGCTTATAAAGCTCCTTGAATCGCCTCATGGCAAGTCTGATATCCTTTGTTGAAAGGTTAGTATAGTTCCTCAGTGTTTCGAGTACAGAATTCTTGTTATACTTAGGGCCACCGTTCATTGAGTCAAAAGCTGTCTCCCAGTTCTCCAATATTTCTATCAGAGCCTGACCGACCTTGCGTTCGTTCTCGTTGAGCTTTTTCTTCGGGGCAAAGTTCTCATCGTTGAGTTCTTCCCTGATACTTTTTGTAAGGGTTTTGAAAAACGCTTCCATGGTCACCTCATCTTCGTCGATTGTATAGCTCAGCTCTTGTCTTTCTTCAAGCTCTGAGGATATGTCTTCGTATGATGCGGTGTTCTTGGTATATTTTTTGTCCTTAATAAGTAATCCTAAGATGTAATGTTTGCAAATTGTTCCGTAATAGGAATAAGCTTTTTTGCCTCTTGAACTCTCAAACTTGTGTGCCTTCGTCATCAGAAAAGAAAGGGTGTCGCTATGTAAATCCTCAAACGTTTCACCCTTACGATACAATTTGTATCTTCTGATAATCGACTCTATCATTTTGTTCAATGGGTCACGTAGCCATTGATTATAGATTAAGTTTCTTTCTGCATCATCTGTAGATGCGAGGTACTGATTAACAGCCAACTCTTCTTCGGGACCAAAGTACATTTCATTTTTACGTTTGCGTCCTCTTTTGTTGACCATTATTTCGTTGTTGTGTATGAAAGCTTTCTATCCTTTTCAAAATAGTATTCTTTCTTAGCTTGGCTCAACCACCATTTAGCTTCAATTGGGTCGATTTCAGCTTTTAGTCTTGCGAACAATGAATCTGGTCTCTGGTTAACGTGCCTGTAACCGAAACGTGGGATGGTCATTATTCTAACATCCTTGAACGCCATTCTTAACAGGAATTCATAGATAAATGTAAGCTTGATACTTGGCTTGATACCACCGTTCTCTTCGTAGATTTCTTTCTTGATAACAATACCATCGAGGTTGAAGTTCTGGTAAACCAGAAGTGCGTTAAGGTCCAGTATACCCAGTTCATCTGAGAAACTATTGGCCCATACTGCTTCGTTTGTGAATCCGATGAACTGGCCAGCAGCATCAACGTCAACAACAATCGGCATGAACAATCCTACTGTAGGAAAAGCCTTTCTGTATTCAACAACGTTCTTTAACCAGATATTGGCAAGTTCGTCATCGTATTCAAGAATGGTTACCCATTCAGTTTTGGCTTGAGATACGCCGTAGTTTACCTGAGAAGCGAAATCCATTCCTTTATCGTGTTCTACGATTCTTGTAATTGTTTTGATTGCAGCAAGTTCTGGTTTGTCCAAAATTTCGCTAACATCATGTAAAACATTATTGTTTACATATGGTACTACAACAATAACTTCATCCGGCAATACCTTTTGTATTTGAACACTTATAAGAGCGTTCTGAAAAAGTTCTGTTATTCCTTCAGTTTGTAATTGGTGTACTGGGATAATTACGGTTATGTTTGATTTTTCCATGGTTATGGTTTTAGCTTGAATGTTTATTTATGCTTTTGATGCTCCTTTTTGAACATCTTATGCCGATATAATTTTGGTGTGGCGCATTTGATTCGTCAGCCTCAATCAACTCAGCTACCTGAGGAAGAACTACGGCTTGGATATATGCCTTTGTTTCTGCATCAGTTAATTTAAAATTTTCTTTTATGTCAGAAAAGGAGTAGTTGATAACAATCTTATCCTGTTCTGAAAATGTTGCTGGATGATAAAGCTTTGGATATTTCCAAACACCCTTTCCCAAGTTTGAAGTATCGTAGATGTTTGATGATACACGGAAACCGAATACATCAATCTCATCGTTGAAAACCACTTGGCTTTCTGTTGGGTGAAATGAGAATTCCTCAACTGCTTGAATAAGTACCTTGTCAACACCCAAATAATTTTGGATTGAAGTCAATGGAATTCCAGTCTTATCATCTGATTTGAATATAGGTGTTTCAAGCCAATTGATTCTTGTAACCCCACTGAATTGTGACTGAGCCAAGAGACGTTGGTTATAACTCTCTTTAATACCCTTGATTTCTAAGTAGTCACCGTTACTTGATGACAGCTCAGCTTCCAATTCTCTTATTATGTCAATTAGCGTTTCCATTAGGCTGTAGCAGTTTCTTCGTTTTCGATTAGTTTGCTAAGCTCAGCGATTCTTTCAGCAACCAATTGTGCGAACACATTTTCGATTGCAGCAGCCTGAGCAGCAGGTGTATACTTACCAGCTGATTCTTTCATCACGTTCAACAATTCAGTTGGAACTGAATCCTCGAACCATACCTTCAGGTATGTAGCGATAAGTTCTGGAATGTTGATTGATGTGTTGGTCCAAACACCGTTGTTC